CGATCATCATCATATAACATATTTATTACATATTAACCATTCTACAACGCTGATTTAACAAATGAGGTAACATCGAAATTAAAGTTGGGATTTGATTTACTGTACCCCAATCCCTTAACTTGACCAGCTGTATATGTAGCAATATGTCCTCCATTACCATATACTTTTACAACACTACTATAATCACCATTAGCAATACCTTCTCCTGTATGAAACGTTAAATATAGTCTTGCAGATGTAACTGTTCCTACACTACTCTTTGAAATATCAAACTTAACAGTTGGAGATCCTCTACCCACCTTAACCAGAAAACCGGGCCCGCTTGCTGATGCTGAGCCGCTGGTGCCGGTAACCACTAATTTTGAAGAAGAAAATAGCCATCCGCAACCAGCACAAGGCATCGATGTTTGTGTAAATGAGAATGACAAATTACCGCTTCCACCGCCGGACGAGCCACCACTACTACCACCACCGCCACCGGTAATGTGGGGCGTGGGAAACGGACTTGTTTGTTCCGTATGTCCTAAATTCTTACCAGTTATTAGATTTCCAGCCGGATCATATGTATTATAATGCTCTAAATCTTGTGTTACACCATCTCCTGTGTTTATTTTACCAGCCTCCAAAGCATAATCTCCATCAACTTCGCAACGCATTAATCCAGTCTGTGTTAACTGGCCGAATGAGGTATCCAATGCACCCATTAATGAATTAACAACACCCAATACTTGTGCTATGGCAGCTGCAGAACTGTCACCAGCACCACCAACAGTAAGTCCAGAACCATCTCCTATAGCGAGATTCGCCATTTCATAATCTTCATTTTTTGTACCAGGAGCGGCGGGACGCATAGTTGTTTGTCCGGTACCTTTATTGCCCATACCATAAAATTCTATTTTTGTTTGATGGTGTATGGGTTCAATTAAGCCGTCGATAGGACGCGCTTGGCCCGATGGCATTAGTTCTCCAGTAGCTGTTTTAGCACCAACTGGTGCTAATTGATCAGGTTTACCAATAATTAAAGTATCATCTATAACTGTTATATGATCAAATACTGTGTTGTTCCAATTAATAACCCATTTAATTTTATTCGTTGTTGTAGCATCAAACCAATTGCCTGGATGTATTTGATAACCAAACTTTCTAAAATGAGACAATACTGCATTAATACGTTTATGGTTAACAAAAATATTTGGATCTATTGCTTTTATTGCGACTTGTACTTCTTTCATCGTCATTTCTGTAATACCAGGAATGCGTTGAACAGAAGTAAACCCTGTTTGTCCTTTCCATCCAGAACCATACAAGTAAACTTCTTCAAGTAAATACCAATCACCATAATTATAAACACCAGCCATACCTGCACCAGTAGAAATAACTGTTTTTACTTGTTCTATGTCAGAAGCATTTTCAATAGCATCATTAATAAATTCAATTTCTGCTTTTACGGTGGAATCACCTAGAATTACTTTGCCGCGAACTTCGCCGGCTGTTTTTGTATGACTTGTCATACTACTATTTATATGGGAATATTATTGGGACTTCTGTTTTTTCTTTTCTTTAACTATTTTATCTACTTTAACTGCGTGATTAGCAGTTAATGGAATTGGACGCTCTTGCTCTGTGCCAAGAGGACTGAATATACCATCAGGGTTATGTATATCAGCATTAACATCTGGGTTGGGATTTATACCTACTTGTGTTAAAACTGTGTCTTTAGGAGCAGTAAATTCTTTTAATCTCACCAGCTTATTTCCCAGTAAAAAGTATCGTTAGTTGTAGTATTTTTCTTTCTAACAATTGTATATTTTTTACTGGTAAAGTGGGTCATTACTTCGCTCATTTGTTCTGTTTGTAGTGTACTAGTAGTAGTACCTTTCCAAACTTTATAATAAGACTCGCCAGTGGCATCATTATTTGTCATTGGACTACCAGTAACTGTTGTACCATTAATTGATACAGTGGTTATGTCTGTTGAGGTAATTGTTAATGCGTTAGTTGCAATTGCCGCTAATACACGTATTTCTAATATTGATATTTCTTGAGCAATTAAACTATTGTTCTGCCCACGATCTCTTGCTAATGTTGCTGTAGGGAAATATGCCATTTAAATTCTCTTTTTCATTGCTCGTTTAGCCATATCATCTACTACATTTTGACTTGGCTCTTGTAAATTTTCTGGATCGGCCATATTAACGTCTACTTCCTCACCAGTATTAAGTGTAATAAACTCATCATCAAAACTTCGTACTAAATGTGCCCAATCTGGTTGCATATCATACATCTGTTTAAAACTATCAAAGTCTAAAGGCGGAACATCTTCGGGCATCATTTGGATTATTGCTTGCCAACTTATTTTATTATCACCCGCAGTAGTAGAGTCCTTGAATTGATGAACTAAATGATCTAACACTTCTTTAAGTGCAGTACTTAACGCGTCATCTACTTCTTCTTTAACCAACAACTCTGAAACACGCATGTTACCGCTCTGCTCTGCCTATTTCTTCCTCACCAGCTGCAACATCAGCAGCTGCAAATTCTTCCGCTGGCACTTCTCCTTCTGCAGGTACTGCTTCTACAGGTACTTCTGCACCCATTGCTTCTGGTGCTTGTTGCTCGCCAGTAAGTATTCGACTTGCTTGCGACAATGTTTCACGTGCTTGTCCATTAGCGGCAACTAGTTGATCCAATGTTGGAATAGCAATATTACTATATGCAGTACTAATTTCTGCACCAACTTCATCACGCATTGCATCTAACAATGGTGGAAGGTCTTCGTTACGTAATTTGCTTAAATCATCAACGGCTTTCTGTATTCTATCTACAACATCTTTTGATGCTAGTAGCAGTTCTGCTTGGTCTTCTTGACTCTCGTATAAGTCACGTAATCTTTCTGATATTTGCTCTTTATTTTCTAAATCATATTCTGTACTTTCTGTTTCTATACCAAGTACTCTCTTTGCACGTTTGTCCAAATTTTTAAGCATCGTAACGTTCGCCATACCACTACGCATAATATCATCTAAAACGTCTATTAGTGGAACAAAAGCTTTCATATATACTGCTGGAACCGACCTGCCTTGTTTTGCCATCTCCATAGCACGTTTAGCTCGTACCATTTCTCCGGATCCTACCAATGCACGTAATGCTGTAAATCCTTTTGGATCAAAGGACCAAGCTTTTTCTGCTTTTTTGCTTTTCCAACCATCATGTTTCTCAACTAAAGGATTACCTGTATTTTCTTTTGAATTAAATACATTTTCATCATCTTCATCTTCTATGTTACCTTGAGGCACCTGTTTCTTTACTGCTTTGTTCTTTCCTGCACCAAATCCACCTTTGCTTGAACCACCTTGGCCTGGAATTTTTTGTGCATTTGCGGCGGCGGTATTTTCTGTGCCAAATTCATTAAGTTGTAGTTCGGCAATGTGCTTTTCTAAGTTTTCTTTAATAAAAACTTTAGCCAAGTAAGATTTTGTTGTATGTAGTTTGTGTCTATCTTCTGATAAACGTTGCTTCTGTATTTGTTCATTAACAGAAATTAATAGTTTTGCTGACTTGTCTAAGTCAAGTTTACTAATATCTACTGTCACACCAAACGTATTTTGCATACTATTTGCAAATTGTAGTGCCGTTTGCGTTGGTTTAATATCAGTTAAATTCATAATTGTGTATCCAATATTGTAAAATAAGTTATATGTATTTATTAAAAAACATGATTATAATACATCGTATTTAATTGCTGAAGTGCTTGTCTAGCCTTATGCATGTATGTTTTCAATCTATCGTCAAACAGATTAACTTTAAACCAATCTGCTTCTTTTGAATAATACATCATTTTTTCCTTTGCAATATGTAATTTTAATACTGCATTAGAAAATTTCTCATCTAATTCTATCACTTGTTTATAATGTATATTATCATGTTTATTATAAAAAATAGCCAACATAATTGCTGACTTTTTATGAGAAATTTCTTTCTCTATAACAGAAAATCCTTTATTAAAACCCCGTTTTAAAATATAACCAGACTTATTTTTTTGTATACGGATATCTCCCACTTTAATGCCTTTGTTTATCTTTTTAACTTTTAAATAGTGAAGACGATTTTCTTTCTTTAATTTATCAATTAAAGAATCATATACATCAACGAATTTTTTATCAATTTTTTTCTTTGATTGCTGTTGCATAGTATTATTTAATTATAATTTAATAATTAAATTAATTACTGACTAGGCGTCAAACTCGTCGCCACCATACTTGAGACGATAAGCCATTGGGTCTTTTTCAAACTCAATTTGGCCTGCTGATTTTTTGTTTGGATCTGGGATTGTTGTTTTTGGTTTTGCTAATTGTGCTATTTGTTGTTTCTGTTGCTGTTGCTGTTTTCTAAACAATTCCAACTCTTTTTGTCGTCTATTTTGAAGACCTTTTACTACTTCGCCGTTTGCCCTAACAAACCCTATTTTTGGATCATATGCTTCTCTTTCAAAAGTAGCGTGATCACCTGCTTTTAATGCCGCAAATGCTTTACTTTTTTCAAAATTACCAGATCCAACATTGTACCGAGTAGACGCGGCCGCGGCTTGTTGATGTTTATTTAATCCACGAGTATTGTTATTAATATATTCGAGTTCTTCCCGTGCTCTTTTTCTTAACCATGCTTCTTCTTTTTCTAGAGTAGTAGAAGTATCACCTTTTGCTTGACGTCCATAACCAATAGAAATTTGCCCGTAATCATCATATGATTTATCTTTAAATCCTTCCCATTGTCGCAAATTATTTACTAAAATATCTAATGCTGTTTCTTCTTGTTGTGTTTGTGCTTCTTTTAAAGGCATTCTAACTTTTATTTCGTTTTCATTTATTTGATGATTACGAATGTAAACAATTTTACCTTCTTTTTTAATACGTTTAAAAATAGATTTATTAACCAATCCATTAACAGTATGAACTTCTTGCTCTGTCAAATCTTTTTTGTATATTGGTTTAGAAGAATAACTTAAAAGAAAGTCACTCTCTATAAGACTAATATAAACTAATGCTGATATACCGGCTACTTGGGCAAAACGCATATTATAACACTGTAACTACAGCACCCCTTCCTAATCGATTAATAGCAGTATATTTTTCTGCTCTTGATCTCTCATCCTCAAAACTAATCATACCATCACTATTATCTACATCTATATAATAGTTCATACCATGTATTCTAGTTTCTGTAGCATCAGGATCCATTGGATCTGTTGCTACTATCATGTTACCTTGTATAGAAACAACTTGCCATTCGGCGTAACCACCACCTGGTTGTGCTACTCTAAACATAGTACCTGGACCCATTTGTTTAGTAATAAATAGTGTTTGTTCTGCTTCTGTAAATTTAGGTTTAATAACTATACCTTGAGAACTATCTTTATCAATTCTTTTATCATTTAAATTAACTACAGTTTCAGTTGAATCACCACCTTGACCTACTAGCGGCAAGTCACTGCCTCGTACTGGACCAGCAATTGCATATTGGCCTTCAATTAATGTTACATTAAATAATTCTTGTAATTTCATCCTGCAGCCTTGTTTAATTTCTTTTTCATAATACTTGCTGGATTAGTACGCATAGTTCTCTGTGATTTTCGTTTAATCTTAGCGCCAATTTTTGCTTTAAGCATTCTTAATCTAAATCTCTTTTTAATATCTGGAGCTGCAAAACATTGTTTAGCTGATGCCACAATACGTCCTTTTCGTCGGCCTGATGTACAGCGATACTTACGCACGAGTTTTTTACCAACTCGTCCCCACGCCATTTTTGCTTCAAAAAGTTCTTCCAAATACATTGTATATGTATTTATTAAAGTTTTACACCTTCTTTATAAAGAACATGTCTAGAAACGTGTGCTAAAAATTGATGATAAAGTTCTGATGGATGATCAAAATCTCGAGCGAATGGATATTTAATATCTGTATCTATATCTTCTTTAGTTTGATTCTCAAAGAATTCTAATGTATAATCTCTTATATCAGTATAATTAACAACATTGTCTAGCCTATCAAATAAAGCTATAAATGTAGTTGGCATTGAAGACAATGCGTTTTCTGCACCTTCTAACAATTCTATAGATAATTCTTCTGTATTAAGTATTGTTTTAAATAATAAACGAGTTTTTTCTTCTTGAGAAGAAAGTCTAAACTTATATAAATGATAAGAATCTAATAGTACAAAAGCTGGATGAAACGATTTAAAAAGAATATTGTTGTTTTCACAAATCTCATTCATTATAGCGTAATTTTTAATTAAATTATTATAATTTTCACAATTACTAACTATTTGATGGTAATATGGAATGAGTTGTTCTTTGCTAGGCAAAACTTTTTGATGGTTGTGCTGTAGTTCGCTGAGTATTATTTTACCTCGCCGAGTTTCATTATAATGACAAGCAGTTGGTTCCATTTCTGTCAGAAAATATTTATTAACACTTCTTCTATGCATACCTGGCGGTAACCATAAAACAATATTAGGTTTAATAATGTCAATTAACTGATAGAAAGTCATTGCATTCAAATCTGCAGAAGCACCGGGTATTGATATATTATACACTTTGACGTTATTAGATATATTATTACACCAAACATCTTTATCGTCGACACCAGTACCAAATGCTACACTACATCCTAATGTTAAAATTTTTAAATCAGAATCAGCATCAAATGGCTCAGACCTGTAACCATGAGCATTAAACGTATAATTAATATCTTTATTATGATATCTAGGATTTAACTTTTTACAATTTTTATAATAACGCTCTTCTGTATCAAAGTCATGCCATTTATGATCATAACTTTTTATACCATTATGAAAATTATCATATAATTCACCCGCATTAATATGAGAGGTGTGAAGAACTGGACTTACAAAAGGATTCCAAAAGTTTTTAGACCACTGAGGAATATTATGTAATTCATTGAACTTCATCAATGATATTTATTATGCTACTGTTAATAGATAGATGACTGCTGAAAATAGAGCAGTAATAATGGAACCACTTAAAATGTACATAGATTTATACTTATTTTTTTCGTTAACTAATAGACTATGTCTAATTTCATCGAGTTGTTGCTCAATGACCGTTAAACGACTTTCAATTCGTTCCATATTCTCCTCCAAGTAACCGTAGCGTTCACTGCAGATTTCTACGTGTGCCTCGAGGCTCTGTTTTTCAATCTCTGATGGCATAATAATCCTTTAATGTCTTACAAAAAATGCCTACCGCCCGCCCTTTAATATGTGCCTTTACAAATGCCTATCATTTCGCCTAAAATGAGCCCAAGTCTCTGCCTAGTGTAATTATTTATAAAGGGTGAGTTAGATATTAAAAGGTATTTTTTCGTTTATAATAAAAAATATATTTTTATTACGAGGATTAATAGCATCCCAAATAGGGGTTTTTAACTTAATTGATTCTGTTAAATTAGCAATTATAGGAACATTTGTAAAGTCATTACAAAGGCCTGACAATGGTTGATCTTCGTGTCCTCGTTCAGTATAAAGTCCAACTTGCTCTACTGTAAAAGAAGTAGACCAAAATATATGTTTTCCTTTAAAAGAGGAACCAAAACCTAATTGCTTAATATTATCTACTGTATACTTACGTGGAAGTTCAATATACATAGGGTTACCACGTAAACTAATAGTTTGTATTAATGTCTCGCAATTACTTTGCTGATTTCTGCTCTTGTTCCAAGATTTCTCATTATTAACTATTTGATTTGCGTCGTCTACAAATGCGGGGACATCTATTCTATAAGGTGAAACAACACCAGATTGTGTAATGTCTATTAATGTGTATATGGTAATAAACTCGCCAACGCCACTTCCAAACTTGCCTTCGCCAGCAATACCATGTGCTCTTTCTTTTAACATAGTTTACCTATAATATGCTATTATAATATTTAGTGTAGGCAAAAAAAAGCGGAGGATAAAGTCCTCCGCTCTTTAAATCTATTAGTCTTTAGAAATTCTAAAAACTGGGTGATTTTACGCTAATCTTATGCAAATGTTAGTGCTGAAATTGTAACAATTGTCAATGTTTGCGCGGCTACTGCGTCTAGAGCTGCTTCTAGTGCTGTAAAGTTGGTGCCTGTACCTGCGGCTACGTGACTATCACAACCAGATACGCCAATGATGACGCCTGCGGCTGTTGCTGTGCCTACGATTTCAACTGTTGCATATACACCAACTGCTCTTAGAACTGCTGCCATGTTTGTGTTTGTTGTGAAGTTACCACCTGCTGATTTCAACCATGTAATATCGCGACCAATTAATTCTACTGGATCATGATCATTGGATAATGCTGGGTTTGTTAATGTTGCCATTTTAAATCTCCTATATCTTGTAATGTGTAAACTAATTTACACCGTTAATATTATTTATCTCAAGAATAGAAAATTATTGGCTATTATTACAGATTAAATGCCTTTGTCTCTCAACTCGCCATATTCTTTAGTACGAGTTGCTGGCCCCATTGCCCATCTGCCAACTTTCGCTAAAGGACGAGTAATTAATGAAGCTGCGGCATAGCCAACCCCAAATGCAGCTGCTTTGCCTAATAATGAAGAAGGATTTTTAGCATCTTTAATTTCATATCCTCCTGAACGTACAAATTTTTCTATAGGGCTACGCAAATCACCATTTGGTGATTTTGTTCTCAGTGCTTGTATCAACCTAGTTGTACCCATTTTACGTTCTTGCCCCGACAATCTATGCCAATCACTAACTAACCTACGTGTAGCACTATATCCTGGACCAGATACTTGTAAATTACGCTCTAATGACATTAAAAATTGTTTATCAAAGTTTGGATTTACAGTACCGCTTGCTACTTGACGTAACCATTGTCTTGTTTGCAATATAGGAACACCTCTTCTACCTACGTCACCAATAACATCAGCATAACGATGTGGTTCATTTAAAACAGCTATCCAATTATGTAAATCAGTACCAGTTGTGCGAATATTATTAAATCCAGAATTCATCATTGTCTTTTTTGCGTACTCTTGTGCAATTTTCATAGAAGTTGGATCATTTCTCATTGTTTGCAATGCTAAAATATTCAAATATATGTTCTCTGCCACGTCATTCGCAGACATCCCGCCCAACCCTTTTTGGTTACGTAGAGCTTTTGATTCATGTAAATCTTTAATAAATCCCATAATACTATTTACCCACTTGCTAAGAAGTTACGTCGAGAAAACTCCAATCTATTAATTAATTTGACAGCACCGCCAACATGATCTATTGCCACAAAGCCTTCTGGGCCGGCAACTTCATAACCAGTATCTGTTTTATAAAATGATTGTATGCCTTCTATCTCATTAAGTTTTTTCATTAATATTGACTTAACTTGTATAATTTGTTTATAAACTGCCAATATTCCCAACAACGTATTGCTATTATCTTCAATAAATGCCCTAGTTGCTTCTATTTTACTAATACGTGCGTCGGCAGCTGGACTCCATCCTGATGCTGTTTTGTCAGAAGCACCACCATCTTTAAGTTTATCTATTTCTGCTTGCTTTTTACTGTCATAGTAATCAATAAATTCTTTCAAAAAAGCATTAGCATTTCCAACTTGTGGTAGGTCTGCTCTAATTTTACTATTAACAAATGGTTCAATATGTTCTCTAAACTCTTCATTGTTCATTAGTGTATTAAATCTATTTGCATTTATTTTTTGTAAAATTCCTTGTAACTTGTCAAGACCATTTGCTACTTGTGCTGTTTCACGTCCAGTCATTGTAGCACGACCAGTTAAATCTCTATAGTCTGCATCTTGTGACCATACATTTTTATTTCCTACAGGTGCTGGAGCACCAAATGATGCTGTCAGATCTGACATTTCAGGGCCACCACTATATAATGTATGCCACACAACACCAATCTCAGCCGCAAGTAATTCGTTTGCTAAATCACTGCCCGCTGGAACAGCATACGCTATTTCATTTGGTTTAAAAACAACGTGTGGTTCACCATTTATATCTTCACTAGTCAAATCACCCTTAGTAAACATAATATCACCTTGTAATATACCGTCAAAATTAAGTTTACGCAAATGTTTTAGTGCTACATTTAATTTATGTGCTAATCCTGGTATTTTACCATGATGTTTTCTAATATCTGCAGGGGTTTTATTTAATAATGGAGTAGCATTGAAAACACTTTTTGTGCCTACAAAAAACTTACCATCTTTAGGATCATTACCAGCAATTACAGCAGGCTTACCATCCCATTTTACAGATATTCTACCTGCTTCACTTGTTCCTGCTAACATTTCTGCTGTTTGTGCAAGATGATTTATTGCTTGTTTTACGCCTTGATAACCTTTGTAAAATACTAGATCCTCTATATGAGTCATGTGAGTATTTTTGCCATCGTCTGCTTCGACGATCATCCATTTACTTTCACCTTGGACTTCAAACAGTTTCACTGGTCGTCCTCGCCCCCAAGCCGTGATGTCCGTCCTACACTACGCCCTGTTCTAGTACTTTTACGCAATCCAGGTCTAATTTTAGCATCAACTTTTGATTTTGCTAAATTTGGTGTTTCTTCCTGATCGCCGTCATCAAGACCAACTATATTTTTAAAACCTGCCCACGCACCACTAGGTAATTTTTTTAAATAATTCAAAATATTTTGGCCAACTTTGCCTTCCCATTCATGTGATCCGGGTGCGAGAAATCCATGATCTTCTTTTATAAAATCTTTTGCTCTCATACGTTTTCTCGCTGTATAATCTCTAAAAGTTCTGTAACAGCATTACTAAAACGTGTTTTAGATTCAGGAGCAAGTTTCGGGTCTTCCCAATCAACTTTAATCCATCTGTCTACAATATGTTCTAATTCTTGTGACATTTCATCTATAATACCACTAGTCTTACCTGTAGGTATACGTGAAGATATTGAGTGTGGTCTATCTATGTGTATGTCGGGAGTATCTGAGAAATCAGATATTTCATTCAGTCTCATTATCACCAGCCTTACGTATACCACGAATAAACTTTTTATTATCCTGTCCACGTATGCTGTTAAGGAGACGGCGTTCTAGCTCAGAAGCAACTTCATGATCATAGTGTTCATGTATAATATTAACTAAATTAATCGCACTATCAATGATATGAATAGCACGACTTTCTATAATCGCACTTTTATTGTGTTCCTTATATAAGGAATTCAATTCTTCCAATATTGTTCTAGTCTTGCGTTTCATTGTCATATGGGTAACGTTATGTTTATTATATTTAGTTAAATTGTGCCCTTCAATTATCAAATTTAGGCTGTTTACGTATTGCCCACCTGCCAAAGGGACGTACTGCCCAAAAGCAAGAAAATATTTTCCAATCTGGAATATTAGGATCTGCATCAACCATGCCTTTCCTAAACACGTTGTCTGCTTGGGCTCGTAATATGTTAACAGTTTGTGGGTTTAACCCTGTTCGAGCCTTACGTAATGCACCATATAATACATCATGTATTACTGCGGCTCTTGCTACATCCCAAGGCGAAATAATATTCCAAGTAAACCTAGGTATAGATGCTAAATCTGTTTCATACCCAATAGGTGCTGTAATTAAAATAGTACCAGGTGTTGTTTCTATATCTACGTTTAAGTTTTTCCAACTAGAAACCCATCTATCCATTTCAATACTTCTACTTTTTTCTAATTCATACGTAAGAATTTCAGTAAGTATCCAATGTTTTGCACCGTGAAATTCTGCTTGTAATAAACCATGCCATCCCATAAACCATGCTCCTGTTAATATATGTGTATTTATATTTCATCAGGAGTATTCATATTGCGTAATAACGATCTTATTTTGCTTCCACTTGCTTCAGCAGTTACTTTGGGTGTATCCTCATTAGGTTGCACTGTTGCGCTTCTGTTTATTCTATCAAATATGTTTGTTGATTGTGATTGCGTTGCTGTATAAGAAGTATCTTCTTCTTGTTGGGCATCTTCTCCCAAGTCTCGTATACGCAAACTGCTTATATCAAATTCCAAATCTACTTTAGAGCCAACACCACTACTACTTCTTGTTTTCATAAACTGTACTTGATAACGTCCGCGCTCACGCATTGCTCTACTTGTAAAAATACCAATAACATTATCTGCTGTATTAATTTTACTAATACCACCTGCAATGTGACTATGATCAAATTCTATTTCATCAACTGCACTTCTGTTTAACTGCGATGCTGTAACAAATACAACATCTAACTCTTTAGATAAGTTACGCAATTCTTCTGCAACATATTTGTCTTTAACATATAAGTCACTTGGTGCTACTTTTGTGCTTATTGGCATACACAAATCTAAATAATCTACCAACACTACATCTGCTTTCATACCTTTTTGCACATTTAATTCTTTTATATAACTGCGAAAGTCATTAATGTTACTTTGTGCTGGCATATATTTTATTTGTAACTCGCCTGCTTTTTTACTTACAAGTTTAATTTTCATTTCAACAGTATCCAAATCTTTAAATATTTCCTTTGTAGAAATATTAGATATCATACTGTCAATTCTCATTGCTGTTAATTCCTCACTCAACTCTAATGTAAAATATAATACATTGAGTCCCGCAAGTACCCAATTGACTGCCAAATTCTGCATAAACAAACTTTTACCACTACCACTACCGCCTGCAAATATTTGTAACTCACCTCTGTTAAATCCACCAAACAACTTTCTGTCAAACATTTCCCAACCAGTGCTAACTTGCCCATTACTTGTTTTTAAATTCATCAAACGTTCACGAGGATTGTCCCAATAATCAGTTCCCATGTCTTTTGTAAGACCAACTTGCACGGCTTCCTTAATTTTGGCCTCTACTAAACCATAGTCACCGTTCTCTAACAAATCCGCACTGTCTAATATTGCTCGTTCTAATTCTTTATGCCTACTAAACTGTTCAAACTCATCTAATAACCAATTACTGTGTTCTTCTAACTGGTCAACTACAATATCTTCTAATTTAGATCCGGTTTTACTGTTTATTTGCTTTACTTCTGGCAATGCCTTATATTCATCTACATAATTTAACACAAATGTTGCTATTGGACGCAAACTTCTATCAAAATTCTGTGGATTAAATATATTTTGCACTCTAACGAATGCTTCTGGATTGCTTACTAGCATTTCCAAATATAATTTTTGTAATTCTACGTTGTATTCTTTATTCATATACTATAATTATCTATGTTTGTAACCGTTTCTGATGTAATTGGATTTTGAGTCTCGTAGACTGTACATTGTCCAATATATTTTTTAATGTAAACATTTTACCATAATTTAATACTGCTTCATTTATATCTTTGCAAGTATCATACCAAGTTGGGAAACTAACGTCCCAATTGTATTTTAATGCTTGTGTTACAAGTTTATTGCCAGCACTATCATTGTCTGGCATCATTATTATTTGCCTATTTAGACTTTCTATCAAGTCTACCTGTGCATCACCAATATCACTACCCAATATTGCAACGCCATCTATAGCAATTGCATCAAATGGGCCTTCTGTCACTATAACAAACTTACGATCTTCAGTTTGCCTGTCCATATTAAACACATAACCTGCAGGCGTGCTAGTAAAATATTTTGGATTGCCTCTAACTGCTAAACGTGCTGTGTATCCTACTATTTCATCTTGCCAAAAAAATGGAATTATTACCCGCCTATCAAATTTTGTCTCTGTAATTGGTGTCCAGTAATATGGATAATCATTTTCATCCAATCCCCGCTTATGTAAATATTCTAATATAAGTTTATTATCAGATGCTAATGGACTGCTTTGTTCTGGAAAATCTTTCTTCTCAAAATTAAATTCAACTTCCTCTGGAATTAAATTTTGCTCAATTGCTGTCTCTTTTAATTGTATAGCAGTTAATACAAGACGTTTTATATCAGATTCCGGAGTGCCAAGCCAATCCATCAACTGCCGTAGTTTACGACTTAATGGTCTACCCGGTTGCCAGCCTGTTTTATACCCACAATTAAAGCAATTATACGATATTGCCTCTCCATTAAGTATAATACCGCCTCTACCACGCTTGTCTTGCGTTTCTCCGTTATGAACACAGCATGGAGCATTAAAGGATTGCCAACCACTAGAACTTTTCTTTACCCTTCCTGGTAAATTGCTCATAATGACTGACTGTATTTGATTCATACAGTCATTATATAGGAATTACTACTAAAAGTCAAGATTCTACTATTCTTTTGAATTTATTTAAAAAAAGTTTATGACATTGATGAATAATATAATCACTTATCGGAACAATTTGATCTTTATCAATATATGCCCATATATAAAATCCAAATCTTTCCACTTTTTGCTCAAAATCAGACTCTAATTTTTCCGACAATTTAATAATAAGAGGAAGTGCATAATTTATACATTCATCGAATTTTCGTACACGACTATTTACATCAGAAATATTAATAAGGCCAGAAGCACTACACATATTATAAATTACAGAAACATATATAGAGAGAAAATAACTCTTTATAAACTTACGGGTGATGATGCGCTGGCCATTGGTGAGCGTCTTCTCCTCTCCATATTGATATAGTACTCTTGTATTATATGACTCTTCAATAGAATAATTATTCATTTCTAAATCAAGATACAAGTCGACAAGTTCCTGATGCACTGGCAATTCTTTTTTTTCTCTATATACTCTAAACAAAAACACACTATTTACAATTTTAAGATTATGTATTTCTTGATAGTTTTTATCAAAAGCAGGACTATTAGGCAATGCGTCCCACCAATAAAGTCTAATTGTCGTAATCGGTATCTCAATAAATTTTCTATGTTGATCTATATAATTATCAATAGTTGATCCTGGTAGTCCATTAATTAATTCTACAATTACCTCTTTATTTAAATCATTAACTATCTTACGTAAAAAAATTTTATGCTTATCCCAACCTACATCTGGTCTGTCAATATTCTTTAATACTTGAGAATCTAAATGCTGAACGGCCCATCTGTGTGATGGACTTTTATTAATTTTTTCAATTTCAAAAACTCTGTCTTTACTTAATTTAGCCATATTGCCACCCGACACACTAAAATTATCAGTATTTAAAGAATTAGCAAATTTAAAGAAATCCAGATCACTTTCTACTATACCAACATTAGCATCGGTAAGACGAAGTGATATATACTTAAATTTTGAAAGAAATAATACCTCATCTTTCCATAAATTTTGCGATATATTAACTTTATGATGTAATCCAGAACTCCAGTCACAAAATGAACAAGCATATGGACAACCTCTTATTCTTTCATAATTTACACGAATAAAATTCTCTTCAATATAAGTCCTATCTACAGGAATATCAAATCTTGATCTAAT